ATGTTCTCTGAACTATCTGCGATCAAGTCGTATGACGCGTTGCGCGTCTTAGTTTGTAAGTCTCGTTCTGTAGACATTTTTGGCTACACAGTTTGGACGAGCCAAGAAACTTGTGAGTGGCAATTCCGCTTTTGGTTTCTTGTTTGGTTTGGTCTCATTTCCGGGATTTTGGTCGCATGTGGGTTATATTACTGCCTACGTACTTCCTTTATTGGCAATGAATGGATTAGTTGGTATGTGAGTGTGTGTGCACGGTTTACTAAGCAACCCAAATATTCTGGGTCACTTGTGCGCTCACATTTCACTGACTTTCCTTCAGTTCGTTCGAACCATTCTAACCCTAACCACACTCACGGCGATGCCGCGAATGTGCGTAACGATGCCAGCACTTTCATGGATGCCTTTAGCAACTCTTTGGGTATCCGCGCGTACTTTGTTCAGAAATCGAACAGTGATGTGCGCAATGGAAGAGCTGGCTGTCGTACTTACTATTGGGCTAAGGATGTTTCTGTTGATTACGAATCATTTGCACCGTTTGAGGATGATCTTGTTTGTATTAATGATGTTGATATGTATTTGGACATGCCTGAACTTTTGTCCCAGTACTCCCGTTGTTACCTTCTATCAACTTTTCAGCCGTCTACTGTATCTCACTCTTCATCAGATTATAGCTTCACTTTTCTTCATGACAATACCGTGAAGTATAACGTTGCTGGTGGAGCTGAGTACAGTCACAAAGTGTGGAACTATAGTCGTGATATGCTTTGTTCGCACTCTGTTGATTGGTTTGGATTTCATTATTACACTTGTTACAACATTGATCGTCGTCGTTCTGACCAACACCATCAGTTAGTTTTGTTGACCCCTGTTAAGCGCTTCGTCTCATGGTTGATTCCAATTGGCGGAGCCCTCAACGGGGATGATCTAGATATTCTTCGTCCTGTTGAAACTTGTGGTGAAGTTGATTATCTTCGTTTGCGCGTTGTTACTAAGGACGGTTTGTCCGTATCCACTGGTGTTGCTGGTGAATACAACAATGCAACTATTACTGCAATTGAAGATGATACTTTGTCGGGGCTTGTACGTATTGGCAACACTAAAATTACATGTGCGACTGTACGCACTGCTGTTGTTGGTGCTAGTCAAGCTATGGCAACGTTGTTGACTGATTACCACCGTGCTAAAACTGGGGTTGTTCCTGATTACGTTTATCCTGTGGAGCAATCAATTTTTCGATACCAGTTCAAACCACATGAGTATGAGCCTGATGCATCACCTTGTTTGACCGCGTTCATGAATCCACTGATTCTCGGCTGTTATGCCCCTGATCAGACGGCTTCAAATGAGCAGCGAAGCATCAAAGCTCGTGTCGAAGATATCAGATCAAAGGAAATTATTCTCACTCCCTTTATGACGCGTCTTATAGACGAATGGGCTGAGTTGTGTTACCCTGAACCTCATCAATTGCATCCCGTTGACCACGATGTGGTTTATGAGAAGCAAGGTAGACCGACCCAGCGTGCCATTTTGAACGTTGCCAGGGATTGTGCCAGTATTTCCGTGGATCAACCTTGTACCACTTTCATGAAGAAAGAAGCGTATGGCGCCGTGAGTGACCCTAGGAACATTACGACTATTCCTGGAGTCAATAAGAACAACTACTCTCGGTTTATGTATGCCTATGCTGCTTCCTTGCGTGACAGGCGTTGGTATGCTTTTGGAAAGACCCCCCTTGCTATTGCAGAGGAAGTGGCTAACATTTGCATGGACGCTGAGGATAAGGTACAACTAACTGATTTTTCCCGTATGGATGGCCGTGTTTCTAATGCCTTGCGTGTTAAGGAACAAGCAGTGAAGTTACGTGCGTTTGCCGTGGAGTATCATCCCGAATTACTTGAGCTTATTCGGACCCAGCATACTAGGATGGCCTATGGCCGTCATGGTACTAAATACAATACTGGGTTCAGTAGGTTGTCAGGTAGTCCGGAGACTGCAGAAGATAACTCTGATGACAACGCTTTCATTGCTTTTTGTGTCTATCGTCAATCAATTAACCCTATCACCTCTGAGTACTACACCCCAAGCGAAGCTTGGGCTAAACTTGGTATTTATGCTGGTGACGATGGATTGAGTGGTGATGTTGACTCGGCTCTCTATGCTAAAGTAGCGGCTGATTGGGGACAGGTTCTTGAATGTGAAACTATCCCCAGAGGATCGCCTGGCGTCTCATTTCTCGCCCGGTTCTATTCTCCCGCTGTCTGGTATGGGTGTCCAGATAGTATGTGTGATTTAGTGAGACAATTATCCAAGCTGCATACAACTGTCTCATTGCCTCCTCAAGTGTCTCCAACGATGAAATTGTGCGAAAAAGCATTTAGCTACTTTTTGACTGATGCTAGTACACCGATCATCGGGCCGTTTTGTCGCGCTGTTGTTGCTTCCTTTCCGAGTTATGTGCCGGGGGATGCTCTGTTGCGTGGCGTAGGTTATTACCATGGCGCTCAGGGAACGGTCAATGAACAATACCCTAACGTCTTTGGAGATTGGATGTTGGACTATTGTAACAGAGATTTACCAGACTTTGACCATGCCCACTTTTGCTCATGGTTGAGTAAGGCTATTTTTGTTCCTTCTTTGTTGCTGAAGAGTCCCCTCTTTGTTGATTTATCACACACTGCTATTAATAAGACCCAGGTTCCTGCCGTTGTCAATGGTGAGAACCTGAGCGCTAAACTGGCGCCAACTGCCAATGTTGCAGTGGAGGAAGAGAAATTCCCTCCCGGTCTTTGTAAGATGTTTGCTGCCACTGGTACTTGTAAATTCGGTGACAAGTGCAAGTTTAAGCACGGTGCCCCTCCCGCTAAGTCTCGTCCTTGTAGAGGCTTCCTTGCTGGGAAATGTATTTATGGTGCCAAGTGCAAATTTGCACACTAACATCTTCTTTGGTTTCGTTTTACTCTCCGGCGCAGCTTGGTGCGCCGTTCAGTTTTACCGTCCCTTTAATTCGTGTTAAATAACCTAAGTCTCTTTTAGGTTTCCAAGTTTCCGTTTCATCGTTTGCAATAAGTCTATGAACTATTATACTCTCTATTCAACTTATCTTCTTTCTTTTACTCATCCTACATTCCATTTGTCTCTTTCTCAGTTTATTCCAATATGTCGAAATCATCCCAAATCCTTTCTGGCCTTGCATCGCTTGGCAAGCTTGCAGGCTCAACCATCGCAAAAACTATTAAGAAAAAGACTAC